TTCTCCCATCCTCATAGTAAGTAGAGCCAATACCAATAGTAGGTACTCCTGCACTACACTTATAGGGTTTCAATACCATTCCCTCTTCCTTAGAGATGAATTTTAAGCCATTAGGCGATACTTCTTTTATTTCCATTACTTAGTTAACAAGTCCTTTAAAAAGTTGAATATACCAAGCCCTACAAGCGTAACAAGAGCATAAAAATATGATTTGTATTTCTTAACAGATTCTTCTAGTATTTCTACCTTAGATTTTGTTTGATTATAGTCTTCTACAAGCCCACGTTGGTCAGGAAAAGATGCGTTACCAGCTAATAGCGTATGGACATCTTTAATCATCTCCTTTAATTCGGTTATGTTTTCCTTTATCGATTCTATTTCCTCCGACATAGTGTCCAATCTATTTTTTTCGTGGGCTGTCATTAGTTTGTGGTTACTTCAATTATTTTAGTTATGTCTGTATCATCTATAAATTCTGATGAATATATAATAGAGTCTTGGCTTGCTTGCTTAACATCCATTCTGTAATCCAATAAAGCAAATGTTCTTGCATCATATCCAATTATACTATAGGTAAATTTAGTGCCAACAGGGTAAAATGAAGACTTGAAAGAACCTTGTATTGTTGTATTATTCAAGCAAGTATTTTTTTGTATCGGAACACAAACATTTTGTAAGAAAACTTGCAAATTATAGTAATTCGGTAAGTCTGGTGGGAAAGGGCCAAACAATGGCTTTGTAAATATCTTATATTGATAGAAACTTAAACTAGATGCTGGATTTGTATATTTATCTACAATTTGATTTCCAAGAGCATTACCAGACAACATAGCAGGAATAGGTCTATCAATATAAACAGTATTTATATTAGTTATTCTATCAGCATCAGTTCCATCAAGCATAAATAGATTAGACCCTAGCGTTAATTGTTGGTCTGAGCTTAAGGTTGCATCGTATGATGATATAAAATTTTGACTACCTATACCATTTTCTATATAATCACCATTAAATACTTGTAAGTTTAAGTATTCTAAATATAAACCATAGTCTGGATTCCATCCATTTGCTACCGTTACACCCCTATACGGTTTATAGAATCTATATTTAATCTTAGCACCATCTCCAATATCAAGTATTTCATTAAATTCATAATAGAATCTATCAGAGTTGCCAATGTAATTTGTAGTTAAAGTCCATGACATCAAATAATCCGTATAATTAGGTAGGGCTGTACTATATGTTCCTACGTAATCGAAATTCTTTGTCTGGAAGTTAAAATAAAATGTATCACCCTGCTTTGACTCCATTATCAATGAAATCTGTGGAGTAGGTCTATATGTAGTTTGTAGTCCAGCAGTTAAGTTCTTTAGCCTGCCATCTGTAAGTGCAGAAAAGGCCATAGATACATGGTTCTTAGAGTCGATGCTTATCCACTCACTATCAATAAAAATACTTGTAGAGAAATTCGCAGTAGTCTTAACATGAATTTGAGTTCCTATTCTGCTTGGAACTGAAGTTGAAAAATCTGTAGAGTAACCAGTAAAAGGAGCTACACCAAAATCTGAAGCACCCATTCCATTAGGAGCAAATAAAGGATATTCTCCACTAGCGTTATACCAATTAGGTATTGCATAAGTATCATCAAATGGAGCGCCAAATATAAAGGCCAAGCAAGTCAAGTTGTAGTTAGGAAGATTTGCATTTAAAGATGAGTTATTCGATATTACAACGCTCTCATCAGGATAGTTAAATCTTACCGATTGGCTACGACCTATATTTTTAAATGTAGAAGAGTTTAAAGCAACTGTAGAATCGGTAGTCGAACCTGCACTAATAGTAGAATATATAACTTCCCCACTGCCGTTTAATCCAGTAGCCTCAAATAATGTAAATGCAAAAGTATCTGTGTTGACTAAAGAATCGTATGATCTTATATTTAAAACATACCCATTAGCAGACCCCGAAAAGTAAGCGACTAAGCCAAATTGGCTACAAATACCAGCAAGAACGTTATATATTGTATCGTACTGACCCTTCTTTACTAAAAAGGCATTAGCCTGAACGAGCATCTCGTCTAAATCTAAATCAGCGTATACTGTAGTGCTTTCAGCAGCTGTATATGTGTTTTCTAAGGTTGTAGATATATTTACCCTAGTTTTAAAAGATACCCCTGTATAATAAGTACATCTCATGATTATGTCTAATATAGACCTCATGTCATTGCACTTGTATTTAACTTGTTTATTGGTATCTGAAGTTTGGAAGTTATAAAATCTATTAACCTTTATTAATTGTATATCGGAGAACTGAAGAGTTAGTAATATTGGCTCAATTTCTTGAATCTCTAAATCAGAAGTATATACATAATGGCCTTTCCATATAATGCTATCGTTTTTACTAACCTCTAATATAAATGTATCAATATCGGCTGTTACAAACTCTTGTATATCAAAAGACTCACCATTCCACAAACCATCGTAGCTATTCCATGTTTCAGGTATATTATTCCAATACCTAAGCGCTCCGGCGATTATATTAAGATTTAGGCTTGCTTTTGTTGCTATAATTGGTCTATATTGACTAGATGCTGATCTATCAGTTTCTATTACCAATGGTTGACCACTACCAGCAACCTCATATATTGGGCCTGTGTAATCTTTTTTATAGATTATAGCTTCGTATTGAGATGTGGTATTCTGATATATGTCAGAAAATGTTAGTACGTATTTTGCTCCGTATGCCATTAAAAGTATTTGTTTCTATTGTTTGAAGCTCTATCTAAAAGAATTACTAAGTCGTTGCCGCTTACTCTTGTTTCTAGAACCGAAGAAGATGAACCCATTGCACTTGATGTAGCCATTGATGTATTAATACCAGAAGAGTTTGTTACAAGTGATGCTCCGGGCATAGAATTTCCACTCAGGTTTACGCCCGATATAACCTTAAACATATCTTTAAAACCAGTGCCACCACCTCCCGGAAATAAAGAACTAAGTATTGCCGATAGTACAGCGGCAGCCATTGCAGCAGCAACAAGTTTCTTTATCATCCCTAATAATGACCTTCCGATAGATTCGAATGATAATTTACCAGTAGTCAACATTTCATTAAAGGCATTTACCAAATCACCACCAACTGATTGTGCTAGATATTTCGCCCACTCGGCTGCGTTTTTTGCAGCTATCTCTATATTTAGAGCATCTGTAAATTTAGTTTTAAGACCAGCTAACTCTAGCTTTAACATTAAAATTTGTACATTTAGATTATGTATTAATGTTGGATCTTTTGTTTGAGATATTTCTGATTGAAATTCAATTATTTTATCACTTACAGCCTCTATTAATTGTTTTGTTTTATCGATGTCCTTTAAACCAATACTAGAAGCTATATCTAACTTTCTTTTGCTTAAATCATCACCTATTTTCTTAAATTTCTCTAACTTATCATTAAATTCTTTTAAGTTTTTTGCAGATGTTTCTAATGCTATTATTTGGTTTTTTGTTTCAACCATTGAGTCGCTAACCATTTTCATGTCATTAGCAACACCTGGATATGTTTCTTTGGATAGAGCGTCTAATAAAGTTTTTTGAGCGGAAAGTACAGCGTTTAGTTTTTCTAATTCTGTAGTTGTTTGATTGGCATTAATTGATTTTAACGCATTGTTAAACTCTTTAAAAGCATCTGTTTTAGTATTAATATCTAAATCTTTTCCAAAATCTGGTTTTAAATCCCCTCCCTTTTTAATTTCTTCATTTATCTGAGCTTCTACCCTTAAATTTTCTTTTTTTAGTTGAAGTAATTCTAATTCAAGACCGGGTAATATTTTAGCATCTGCAATAGCTTTAGCATTTATAATAGTTGATAGCTTGTCAACAGTATATTTTTTTTGAGCAGCTTCTATTCCTTTTACAGACCCAGCGTTGTATATTTGCTGTTGATTAGTTTTTTGTTGATCTGTTTGAGCTTGAGCTTTTTTAGCTTCGTTTATCCTATCTTCTAAAACAATTTGTTTTTTAAGATTTTCTGTAATTATATCTGCCCCAGCTCTTGCTCTCGCACTTGCTAAAATACTTGTAGTTAATTGTTCATATTTTTTTGCACCATACCCTGCTAATATAGCTTCATCTGATAAATTCTTAAAGTATGAAGGATATAATTCTTGAAGATCGTCAACAGCTTCCTTTCTTTTCTTATTTGATAATGTAGTATTTTGGGTTTGATTATACAGCAACCTTAGTTGAGTTAACTCTTCTGCTGCATTTTGAGCGCCCTTTAAATGTGCTTGAGATACGGCATTTACACTTCCTATATAATCATCTGTTGCTTTCTTACTTTGTTCAGTAGCCATTAGATTATATGACCAAATGGTCAATAATGCAGTTAATGCAGATCCAGCTAATGATATAGCACCAGCAAATGGTTTTAATGCTTTTATAGATAATGATAACTGGTCAATAAGAATTGGTACGTTATTGGATATAGCAAGGATACCAAGACTAAAAGATTGAGAAAAGAAACCAGCATCTCGAATAACTTGACCAAAAGCAAAAGCAGTCAGACGACCTCTATTTGCATTCTGCTCCATATTTTTCACAGATGCAGAAGCTTTATCGGCAGATTTAGAAAATTTACCTAATTCAATTTCAACAGCTTTAAGCCTAGTTTGTAAATCGCTTATATCAGCAGTTATCTTTACGCTAAAATTACTATCCATTATTATCTAGCTTTTGTACGACCTCGTTAAAGGCCTCTTTTGTTAGTGGTTCTTGTTTAGGCTTCTTTATTTTGCCTATCTTATCAGTCCAGAGAGGAAGTATTTGTTCTGGGTTTTTTTGGTCTTGTCTTTTACTTACATTTGCATTGTAAATCATAGATACAACCGACCTAGTATGCTCCCAATCTTTGGTTTGTCTTTTGATTTGTCCATAAGCATACCGATTATAGTTAGCCCATGTCATATCAAAGAATTGGTCGGGAAGAAGCCCAATATCGCAAATAGCAAAGTCTACGACCTCTTCCCAGCCTATTTTTTTGAGGATTTGTCCTCCTTAGAATTAGACCCAATGGCTTCTTGTATTTCTACAACACCTTGAGTGGCTTTTATTGATTCTTCAAATACTTTAGTAATATCCGTAATCTGTGCTATAGGCATATCATCAACCCAACTAACAACATCTTCATAGGTAAAATCTTCCACCTCTTTCTTGATAAAGCAATTATTCTTTAATCCACAATATACCAAGTCAGCACATAGCTTAATAGGATTCTGTTCATTAAATTCTACTACTCCTGTATTGTTGAGTTTTGAATACTCTATAAGTGCATAGTTACCAAACTTTACACCACGCTTTTTACCACCTAATTCTAATTGAATATAACCTGTCATAATTTTTTCTCCGTTAAATAAATGTGGTTATCGCCCGAAGAAGTTTAATTAGGCTACGGTAGATTGGGTTAATGCTCCAGTACCTTGGAATGTAACACTAAATCCTGAAGGACTTTCCATATCAGCAGTCTGAGAGATAGAAGATACGTAAGCGTTACCGCTTAACAACATATCACCAGCAGTTGAAGTACCAAAAGTTACAGCTACAGTACTACGAGCGATTAACATTGCTACCAACTCGTCAGTTTCTACAGCAGCAGCTGTTGCATAGTCGATTAAACCATCAGTAGATAATGTGAAACTACGTACACCAGCAAAGAACTCTGCCCATCCAGCTGAATCCTTGGTAGTTGCATCAGGCATATCTACACTAAGTTCTAAACTTGCGGTAGTTGCTTTTAAGATTGCTACACCACCGACTTTGATTACTAAATTTGTTCCGTTAATTAAGGCCATTTTTTTTGTTTATTTAATTGTTAATAATTTAAGCTATTGTATCTGCGAAAATTTCAGTTCCCTGAAGAGTTCCTGAATAAGTTACTACGTCTTCCATAGGGCTATCAATAGTCATACTAGAGATATATACATATCCGTTGTAAACTAAAGAGCCTGCAAGGTTTGTAGTGAATTTAACTAAGAATTTAGTCTTGTTTTCTATTGCCGTTTCTAACCACGCTGGGTCAATATCGTCCGAATAGTCTACAAGACCTTCAAAGTCTAATGTAAATGATCTGCTACCCATGATAAATTCACTCCAACCAGCAGATGCCCTAGACGTTGCGTCTATAGGACTCGCCTCAACATTTAATGTGAAGCTACGAGAGTGTCCAAACGCTTTGTTT